CCTTTTTCCCACTTTCCATTTTTTGAAATAACCTTTATATTTCTTTTATGTTTATTTAATAAAATAACATTATCCATCCCTACACATCCTTGAACTCGCTTAAATAGATATTTGAACCATTCTTATCAACTATTTGATACCTGATAGATTTTATTAGAAATCTGTTGTCAAGAAGTGGTTTTGTATTATTAACTTGATCATCTTTAGTTTTTATTCTTAAAGTACTTTTTGCATTTGCTACAGCCCATTGCCCTGCTGTTGCAATACTTACTATAACCTTTCCTCTTATATCCTCACCAATTCTCATAAGAGCTTCTTTTCCTTTTATAGTTCCTTTTGCAACATCAGCAACAGCATTTTTTATTAATTTACTTATAGCTTCTTTGTTATTATCCAAAGCATTACGCATAAATGGTCTAGCAGGAATATATTTAGTTCCAAATTCATTCCATATAGCATATTGAAGAATTGTAGCTTTATTCTCTTTTCCTTTTTTTTCTCTATCAATAGCTAGAATTCCAATTTCAACTCTATGATTAGCTAAGTAGTCAATTTCTTTACAAATATCTAAAATTGTCATATTTCTACAACCCCAAATAAATCTCTTACTCCTCTTACAAAATTGTCTGACTGTTCTATTTTATTGAGAAAAGTATAGCTTATTCCCCTTATAGCATAAGATTTTAATCCATCTTCATTTGTTATATTCTCTTTAATTATTGAACAAATAAAAAGAAGAACATCTGAAGGGATTTCATCATACCCAGCAATATATTGAATTTCAACATAAGAATTTTTAGAAATTATTTCATCAAAAATTACTTTTCTGTTAATATAACTAAATGGAAGTATTTTACAGCCTCTATTAACGTTCAAAACCTGTTCAATTTTCTTTTCAGGAAGAAATACATAATTTGTATTAAGTCCACTAATCAAATTTGTTATTTTGGCTTTTAATAGCTTATAACCTATAATCCTTTCAATTTTAAGAATTACACTATTTATATAAAATTTTAAAAGCTCTTCATCTTCTATTCCTGTAAGACTTTTAGCTATATTTAAGTCATATCCTAATTCTTTATCCATCACTTACTCCTATTTTCAGCTCCTGATATAGAAATACCAGGAGCTTTTTTACTAGGCTTTTTTCACTACTTTTACAAAATATTCAGGAAGTTGTACTCCTACCCCTACACCTTTTTCCATATAATATTTAGTTAGTCCTTTTGATGTTATCTGATCTTCTAGCTTCATAGTCATCTTTGGATTTTCTATTCCTAAAAGTCCTTCTTTAACATTTCCAAAAACCATAACTGGATCTGTTGCTGCAACTGCTTCTTTTAATGTTTTTAATCCAGAACCTTCTGATTCTATTAATTCAACAGGTCTCGACATTAATGTTCTTGTATTTCCTGTGTTTAAATCTGTTATGTAAAAATCTTTGTTAGTATTTTTTAATTTACTGATTTGTTGCCATGTTTCTCTTCTTATATACCAATTTGATTCTTTAGCAACATCAGTAGGAATTGAATAATAGATATCTATTATACTTTCTATAAATTTTGCATCATCAGATGTGTCAATTTCTTGTTGATTTGTTACAGCAGTATCTTTTAAAATTCCTAATGGCATATTTGTACCACTTCCATTGAAAACAGAATCTGCTAATTTCAAGCCAAGAGCATATTCTACTCTCTTTAATAAGAATGTTGCATAACCAACATAATTTGTTGCTAAAAGCTTATTTGTAACAACAGGTAAAGCATATAATTGAAATATATTTACAGTTATATTATCAACTTTTGTAACAGCAGTATCTTTTCTTTCTTCAACTTCTCCTACCCATCCAACTTCGGGTAAACCAGCCATTTCTCTTGGAATTGTTATTCCAGCGTCATCAGTAGTAATAAATGTTATATCCTTTAGAACTGGATTAGAATCTTGTATTCTTTCTAAAATCTTTTTTACTATTGTTGTTGTTACTATTGCTTTTCCTGTAGTAGAACCTGTTTTACCATCTCCTACTGTCATATCTTTAAATTCTAATTTACTATCTTCATTAAAGACAATTTCATTCTTTTGTCCATTATCTTTAACATTTAGCAACATTGCTTTAAATTGTGTAGCATCATCTACTTCTTCTTCAGTTGCTTTAAAATCTGCTTTTAATCCTTTTAATACATCATTTAATTCATTAATTTGTTTAGAAAAATTTTCTTTTAAATCTTTTTCTAAACTATCTTTTAATCCATTAAATTGTTCTGTAAGTTTTGAAAATTCACCAGGCAATTTTGCTATTTCCTCATCTGTTCCTGCCTTTAATAAATCTGTTTTAAATGTTTCTAAAAGTCCTGTAAATATTGCAATTAATTCCTCTTTTCCCATTCTATTTCCTCCTATATTTTCTTCTCCAAAAACTCTTGTTACTCTGCTTCCTGGAACTGCTGCTTTAGGTGTTAAACTTCCTTCATAAGCATCAAATTCTAAAATATCAATATAATATTTCCCATCTTCAACATAATCTTTATACTTTGTCATAACTCCACCAACAGACATCTCAAATTCTGCACCTAAGTCCTTCATCAATGAATAAACTTTCATTGCTTCAGGATTTATATATGCTCCACTTTCATCTTTCTGTAAGTGAAATGTTCCTTCTACTTCAAAACCTTCCTTAGTTTCTTTTCCAATTAAAGTTCCAATTGGAATTAGAGAACCCTCATGGTTATATTGTAAAAATAATTTTTTACCATCATTTTTTTTCATACTTCCAGTTTTAAATCTGTAGATACCCTTTGCTGTGTTATCTCCTTGCATATTAACTAGAAGTCCTTTAAATTTACCTTTAGAATTTTCATCTTCGTTAAATTCTGCAAGATTACACTTAAAATTTAAAACTTCATCAGAAAATTTCATTTTATTTTTTTTCTTTGGCATTTTATCTCCTTTATCTAAAAATTATTAAACAAGAACAACGAACAACTTCTGATGCTGGAAGTCCATCTTCATGTGGATAGAGTGCTTCTACTCCATTTTGTAACTTCCATTTATAATTAATATCAACCCATTTTCCACTAATAGCTTTATGATGAACTCTATACATCTTTTTTCCACCAACATGAATCCAGCATTTTTCTTTCATTATTCCTTTTGCTGTTTCAAAACTTGTTGCATTTATAGATTTACTTGTTTCTGTCCGAGCAATTGTACTTGCTCTCTGTGCAGTCATTCCATTAACTTCCTTTACTATTTTTTCAACCATTTCATTATGACTTATTCCTTCCTCTTGACCAGTTGTAATAATTTTATTTAATTTTATTTGAGTCGTTTTACTAATTCGAGTTGCTTGCTTTGCAGCATTTTTTTTATTCCATTTTTTTAAGAAATAATCTTTTATTCCTTTCATTGTGTTACTTTTAATTTTCTTATTGTATATGTTTTGAAAGCTTTTTAAAGTGCTCTCGAATGTAAAAGTATATAGTGTTTCTAAACCACTCTTTATTTTTCTTCTTAACCATTCATAATCTATGTCAATAATAATTTTTAAGTCATTTTTACTAGCATTATCAACTACAATTTTTTCTTTAAATTCATTAAAAATTTTATCTATTATTTTTTTATTTCTCGCAGTTAATCGTTTTTCCAATAGTTTCAAAGTTCTTATTTTCTTAACTTCCTTTTTCAAATATCATCAACTTCCTCTCCTTCGGTTGTTGTTGGAGTTATTGTTTCATCAAGTGTTGCTACTCCACTATTTACTAAAAGAACATCTCCACCTTCAACATCTCCTAAACTTAAATCAGTTAATAAAGATACTATTTTTCTATATTCATTTATAGTCAATCTATCTTTCAAAGGTTCAAGTTTTGTTATGACATCTCCAATGTCTTCTTTAAGTTCATCTGCTCCACTTAAATCATAATCAATGAACTCGCCATTTTTTAAATAGTCAGAAAATAAATAATTTAACCAACTTTTCAATTTGTTGAAAAACGGAATAACTGCTTCACGATAGAGTTCTTTTTTAGCTTGCTTTCTGTTCTGATATGTACTTTCTCCACCTCCAACAAGCTCGGCAGGAACCCCACTTGCTAATGCTGCTCTTTCATGTGCTTTTTGCTCAGCAGTAGACCAATCACTGTCAATCGGTGCTCTTGAAGTGTCTTGGTATTTTAATCCAGAACCAAGTACAATAGGCTTTCCCGCATTACCAGAACCACCATAATGTGCTGAATATCTTGCTTTTATTTCTTCTCTATCTTCTTTGTCTACAACTCCCTCAGTCTGTAAAATTCCTCCTGGTTTTCCAAGGTTCTTAGCAAGACTCCAGTTCCATTTCCAAGCTTGTTCACTATATGCTCCATACATAGCCATAGAATTATGCTTTGTATATCCACTTCCTATACCACTAGAATTTACTCCATCTATTATATTCAAATAGTTTGGACTTCTTATCCACATGTAGTTTTTTAATTCATCTCCTACAATTGATCTATAGGGATTATTTATTCTTATTTCCCTTATTCTTCTACCTTCAAAATAGACAGTAAAATTTGAAGGGGAATGAACATATAGATCAGGTCTTAAAGAAGGGATTCCTTTTATAACTTCTAAAAGAACTCCGTTATCGCTACCTTCTAGCCATACAAGCAAATAGTCAAGAAAATCTTGAAAAGAAGTATTAGGATTTATCATATTGAATAAATCACTTAACACATGTTCTTTAACTAAATCTTTTCCTTTTCCATCTTTTGTCTCCTTGTAAACTGCCATAGTTATATTTTGACAAGCCTGAATTTTTTTGGACATTGGAAGCATAAAAGCTGCTTTATATTCTATATTTGCTGTATAATCAGATGGATTAAAATTTACATTATCATCTGTCATAACTGAACAGTCCTTAAAGAACCATTTCTTTATCCATTCTCTAACACTCATAAACATACTTTCCTTTTTTCATGTCATTTGAAAAAGCATACCTTGTTGCATCTATACTGTGATTATTCTTATCTTCCAAACGAGGTAAAGCATTTCCATCTCTATCAGTTGCATAATCTATCATTTCAAACTCACGAGAAATATTTGGTGTTCTTTTAGGATCAATTACTATTGCTTCCAAATCTGCAAGCCATTTTTCTCCATACTCAACACTTCCAGCTCCTTTTTTAGCTCCTGAAGCACTGATGTCATATTCTCTAAGTTCATCTATACTTTTAGGTTCAGCACTATCACACATAACTAATTCATCATAATTCTTTGATATGATAAAAGTTGCTAGTTCTCTATTTTTTATTCCTACTCCAAAAAATTCATCAATAGCATAGATTATTCTCTTTTTCTTATCATATCCCCAACGAACAAATGCCATTGGATCAACTCCATACCCCCAGTCAACTCCATTTCTAAATCTATCAAGTCCTTTTATTTCTTCATTGCTAATAGTTCTAATTTCCAAATTATCAAAAGGAACTATTCCATTTCCAATAGGTTCTCCTAAGTATGTATGCTTGTATTTCATAGGGTTATTTAACTTTACTGCTTCAGCTCTTTTTACAAAATCATCTGAAATAAATGGATTATCTAGATAAGTTGAGTGATGTACAAATATTTCATCATCTTCTTTAAAAGTATATTCGTATTTCTTATTTACCCAATTATGCTTCATTTTGGGTGGGTTATATGAGAAAAAACCTTTATACCTTAAATTATCTTTTAACTTTCCTCTATATATTGAATCAAGTACCATTTCTACTTCATCTTCATTTTTAAATTCGGCTAATTCCTCAAACCAATATTCTGTAATTGGAAAACTTGAATCAACTATTGATTTACTTTTTTGTGGATCATCAACTCCCATAAATATAAATTTATTTCCTCTTTCTGTGTATTTGATTTCTAAAGGACTTAACTTATATTCAAAGTAGTCTTCAACTCCTAATTGCTTAATTGCCCATTTTATTTGCTCATAAACAGACTTCTTTAAAGTTTCACCAACTTTTCTAATACAAACTATATTTATAGGATTTCTAATTAAATCAAGTGTCAACATTAAAGCTATATTACTTGATTTAGCGGATCCTCTTCCGCCTTTACAAACTATTTTTGTGTACTTATTACTTTTCCAAGCTTTATAAACTTCATGAAATTTTGGTGTTAATACTTCTGATACTTGTTTAATTTCCCTTTTTTTCTTAGAGATTATCAACTATCAACACCCCTCTTTCTTCTTCAATTTCCTTCTTAGCTTGTTCTTTTTTCTTTTCATTTCTTGCTGTTACTTTTTCTACAACACTTGCAACTTTAACCAAAGCATCAGCAGTTTTTGGATCTTTGAATTCTTGAGGATTTTTAGAAATTTCTATTAGTATTTTTTTATGTGTTTCATCTAGTAAATCAACCACATCATCTAAAGTCATTCCTGCTAATTTCCTAGCCTCTTCAAATTCTTCCTTGTTATCTTTAATCCAACGATAGATAGTGCCTAATGATTTTTTTAGAGCACTAGCTATTTCTTTTGCTGTTTTCCCTTGGGCATATAGTTTTTTAGCTTTTATCAACTCAAAATCCATAAAGCACCTCCATTTTTGTTTCTATATTGTTATAACTTTTTTCTTTTATAAATGTTTGGAAAAATTGGAAAAATAAAAATATTTGATTTTTTCCATATATATCCTATAATAAAAAAAGAATATTTTATTTTGAAAGGAGATATTTATGAAAAAAGTAAAAAAAATAATATATGAATTTAACTCTAGCGAAAAAAAATTTTATAAAGAGATGTGTTTTCAAATAAAAAGAAACTCTCTTCTTTCATATTGTGAGCATGATTATAGACATCCTCCGTTTGCTACAATAATAGATGCTGAAATAAAAAAACTAAAAAATGGTAATTATGGTTTACGGGTGACATTTAATATTTTTGAAGAAAATGATATAGGTTACTTAGAGGTTTTTCCAAAAAAAATCGCTCAAGATATACCAGAAAAGGATATCTTAAATATAAAATATGATAAATACTTTAAAGAAAATCAAGAGCTTTCTGATTTATTAGATAAATTAGATAAAATTATTATAGAAAAGCATACACTTAATTTTGAAACAAAAAAATCAGTAGATTTCTCTCCTGAATTAGTTTTTTCTATTTTATTATTTCAACCAATTATCAATATGAGTAATGCTTTTTTTAGTCAAATAGGTATTGAAGGTTTTAATTTATTAAAAAAAATAATAATAAAACTTAAAGGTAATACAGAAGATTTTCAAATTCATTTTAAAGTAAGTATAAAATTAGAAGATCAAAAAAGAAAAGAATATACTGAATGTTTAGTTATTTTTACAAATCCTAATGAGAACGATTTAGATAAGCTTTTATTAGAAGCCTTTGAAAAGTTAGAAGAAAAGTTAAGAAATGATTTATTTATTTCTAAAAAACCAATTTCAAAAATTGTATATAATATATATGGTGATAAAATTCAGTATGAATATACCCTAAACACTAATGGAATTCCTTTAGAAGTTGCAAATAAAGAAGAATATAAAAAAATACTTAATTCTATGTCTCAGAACCTTATAAAATAAAATTGAAAAAAAGAGATTATTATTAGATTAATAACTGTTAACCTATAGTAATCTCTTTATTATAATACTCTTAAAATAAATTAAACTCTTTATTTTTTTTAATTTGATAAGTACTTTTAAATACGCTATCTTTTTCTAATAATTCAAGACTTTCAATATCTATACGCCAAGTTCCTTTCACATTATTTTTAATATATTGCCCACCTAAAAGACCTCTTTTACAGTAATTATATACAGTTTCTGTACTGACACCTAATCTTTTTGCTACTTGAGCAACACTCAAATATTTTTTAGACATCCTTAGCTCCCTCCTTTTCTATGAAATATTAGAACTTTATTTTTATAAATTCAACAATTCTTTTTTCTTTTTTTCAAACTCTTCTTGTGTAATGATTCCATTATCTAAAAGTTCTTTATATCTTTTTACTTCTGTTATTGGATCATTTATATTTTGTACATTAGAGTTATTACCTTGATTTTTTTCATTTTCAGCAACAATTGAAGCTAGAATAGCAACTATATCTTCAGCTTGTTGTTTTGCTGCTCTATATACAAAACCATCTTTTTTGAATTCAGTTGTTAATAACTCAATATATTCAGCTGGGACTATCTTATTATCTAAGA